ATTACGGAAAGACGGAGGCTTGCTGTAGACCGATCGAGGAGAGCTGCTGGTTCGCCTTGTCGGCGGAGTCGGCCAGTTTTGCGAGCGCATCGTTGGCCGCGTTGGTGTCGACGTTGACCGGCTGCGCTCCCTCGCTGGCCGCGCTACCAACACCGATCGTTCGGCCCGCCGTAACCTGCTCGGCGTACTGCGAGACGAGCGCCGCCTGGTCTTTGCTGTATGAGAATCCCGCGTACGACTCGACCATGCCCCTGGTCTCGTTGGGGTCGGCCAAGATGTTTTGGTACATGCGCTTGGCGTCGCGTTCGCGGTCGTACGGCGAGGCCGCCCCGTACGTGCCTTGTGCCGCCGTGAAGCGTTTAACGAAGTCTTCCTCGTTTCCAATGTCTTTGGACACGTCGAACGGTGCCGCTACGGCGGCCTGTGCGGTGGCGACCTTGGCTGCAAGTGCCTTGCGCTTCGCCTCTACCTCAGGACGCTGCGGCCCGGTCGAGAGCGTGGCCTCGTAGGCGTCCTGCTCTTTCTGCGCTTGCGTCAACTTGTCTTGCGCCGATGGCCCATCAATGACGCCCCAGCCTTGCAGCCATTCGACCGTTCCAAGAATGGCGCTCGCCAGCAGCGCAAAGGCATCAACGATGGGCCCGATTGCGCCCGGGATCCGCTTCGCCATGTCCTCAATCGCTGGCACGGCAGCAACGCCGACCGCCGCAACGATCTGTTCCCACGCCTGCGTAAGGACCGCGCTCGTGTCGCGCTGCGCCTGCGCCGCGTCCTTCTGGACGTCGGCGTACGTGCCGGCTGCGTTAATGGCCTTGTTGAGCATGTCGCGGAGCACGGCCATGCCCGCGGCCGTCTTCTCGGCCTCACTGCCTTTTGTGGTCTGGTATGTCTCGTTGTATCGAGAGACCAGCGGGTTGATCGCGCGGATACCCTGCTCGCCGAAGATAGTCTGGAGCCCGGACTGCTTGCGTGCGATGTCGCCGCCACCGACCTTTGAGATGGTCTCGACGATCAAGTCTTCGATGCCGCGGACCTTGCCGTTCTTGAAGACGCTGACGCCCTGCGCCCGCAGATTGGAACTCTTCGCCTTGAACTGTGTGAGAAGATTCTCGACGGCGGTCGTCGCCTGTTCGGCGGAGCCCGTGCCGGTTCGAGCAATCTGCGTGAGCCCGCCAAGCGTCTTCACGCCGGCAACGCCGCGCGGGATACCGAACGCAGCGCCGGATGCCGCAAGTCGCTGGAACTGGGCCGCCGCATCGCGAAGCTCGAATGCGCCGTTCTTGCCCTGGAACACGAGGGCCGCGAGCGCGTCGCGCATGTCGTCGATGCTCTTGACGTCGAACTGCTGATAGAGTGACGCCGCTGCCTCGGCGACGTCACCGATGTTCGATCCAGACCCGCTCGCGATCGTGGCAAACGTCTGTTGCCCAGCTCGCGCTGTCTTCAGATCCCCCGTGAGCGACACGAAGCGCTGGACGGCGTCAGCGACGTCGGCTGCCTGGATTCCTGGCGTCGCGCGCGCGGTGCCCTCGAACTCCCGCCGAAGCACCGTCGGGTCGACGAACGCATCGCCTGCGCCGCGGGCGTTGATCGAGATTCGGTTGGCAGCCTCTTGCAGGCGAAGCGACTGCCCTGCCGCGGTCGTGAAGCCATCCGATACGGCGCCGACGGCCCGCTGTCCGATGCTGGCCAGGCCAAGAGCGCCAAGCCCACCAGCGACGAATCCGAAGCCTGCCTTGGTGAAGCGCGAGACGCTGACGGAGTCGCGTTCGTAGAGTCTGCGACGCGCGGCCTCTTGGCGCTCTTGTCGTCGCTGCTCCTCGCGGAAGTACCGCTCGCGGACCGCGGCGACGTGGCGAAGGGCCTTCTCCTGCTCGGATGCCGCCCTTTTGTCGGCGCGCTCTTGCTTGGCTTGCTCGTCACGAAGGAACCGTTCCTTGATGCCGGCAACGTGCTTGAGCGCGCGTTCGTGTGCCGCGGCGGCTTGCTTGGCGGCGGTCTCTTGTGCCCGGACCGCCTGCTTGGCAGTGCGCTCCTGTTCGCGCGCGGCCTGCGACACGCTCGATCCTGCGCGTCTGGTCGCTGCCTCCGACCGGCCAATCGCCTTCGCCGACTCGACGGCAGCCGCCGCGTTGCCGCGATAGGCGGCCTGCACGGACTGCTGCCCGGAGGCGACGAACTCGTATACGATTCGGCGGTCGTCGGACATCAGGTCGGCATCGTTGTGATGAAATAGGCGATCTCAGCGTCCGCGTTGCTGGCGTAGCCATCGATGCGCACGAGGCCACGGGCCTCGACGTAGCCGGCATACGGCGTACCGATCTGGAGAACCACGAGCGTCTCGTCGCCGCGCTGAAACGGGCCAAGCGCTTCCGTGCTGCGCTCCATCCGGCCGGTTTGGTTGTGCCAGAGGTGCGAGCCTCGCTCCTTCGATGCCGCGCGCTGGGCCGCCTTCTTCATCTCCGGGCCAACGCGGTCAAGTGCCTTCGCGGCGGCCTTGTCGGCCTCGACCGCCGCAGTCACGTCAACCGGCATCGGTGGACTCGTCGGATGTGAGTGCGCCGACCGTTGACTTCTGCGCCTCGACCACCGTGCGGAGTTGGTCAACGTGCGCCCGATGCATATCTGCCTCGGCGCGCGCCGTCTCGAGTTTTGCGCAGAGCACGAGTACGAGTTGCGCGAGCATGACGTCGGTGCAGCCAGCGAGGACTCGCTCGGGGATCTCGCCGCCAGCCGCGGAGCACAGAGCCACGATCTGCTCGACCGTCTCGTCGGACAGGTCCGTCGGCCACGGCTGGTGCTTCGCCCGGACCATGTTGGCACAGCGCAGAAGCGCACCGATCTTGTCGGGCGTGAGATGCTTGGAGACGATCTCGCCAGACACGAAGACAGGCATCGTTCCGTCGCCCTCGCGAAGCACCTTCGACAGAATGAAAGCCGCCTTGGCGTCCACGAGTAGATCGGGATCTTTGGCTGCCTCCGGCGTTTGCTCACATCGCTTGGCCACGTAGGAGTGCGCTGCCGCAAGGGCGAGGTCTTGCTCTTCCTTCGTGGCGACGCGGAAGATGACCTTGCGCTCACCGTCGAGTCCGAGAATCGGGCCGACGTCGAAAGGCTCCTGCTCGCGGGGAAGCGCCTTGAGCGCCTTCAGGATCTCCGACTCTTGCTCCTGCGAGGCGGGGGCCTGGAACGGTGCGCGCATATTCGGGAGGGTCATTCGAGATCCATTCGTGCGGCGCGAAACGCCATGAGCTGCCCGTCGGTGAGGGCGCAGAGGGGCAGACCGAAGTAGCGATCGGGCCGCTCGTGGAAGAACGCCCTGGATGGCAAAATTACGACGTCGTGCGCGCTCGCCATGATGCCCGCTGTGCCGCGATTCGTGACGTCACGGGCGCCGCGTAGGAGGGCGTCGCGCCACGCAATGAAGTCGCTACGGGCATAGGTCGGACTCACGACGGAGAGGCCGTCCAAGGCCGCGCCGACGATGGCGTCTGCCACTGGCCCCGGGAGGGCTGCGAGATCCGCGAAGGAACCGAACGCGGGCGCGCCACGGGCGTCCACGACGGTCGCGGCTGCAAGGCGGAGCCCGACGGCGTCCATTCTGCGCGACCCGGCGTCGACGTCTGCGGCCCCGTCGTGCGCCTCGTCCACCTCCGCGCCCGTGAGCCCCTGAGCGTAGAGCCGTGGGACGCCTGGCAGCGCCAGCGCGAGCGGCCAGAGCGGGCGCGGCGAACGGGCGAGGAGCCGGAAGAGCCGAGCGGGCTCGACGCCTTCCGGCGGCTTGCCGCTAGAGGCCGAGGCCGCCCTCGAAGGGCTTGGCTTCGCCATCGATCGTGAACGTGGTTTCCGTCGCCGACGTCGTGCTGCCGGAGATGCTCGGCGGCTGAACGACGCCCGACATCGTCATCGCGAGTCCGCTGCCTGCGAACTGGATCTTGCAGGCCACGAACTCGCCCGTGAGGAACTTGCCCACGGGATCGATGACGCCCCAGCCAGCGGAGGGCTGGAAGCGCTTGACCGTGACCTTGCACATCTTGGGCGACGGCGTGAACCCGCCGAGGTCTTTGACGAACGTCGCCGCCGGGATGTACTCGCCCTGATACTGAATCTGGACGTCGTGCGCTTCGCCGTCGAGGCCGTTGTCGAAGAAGATGTACGGTTTGTCGTAGTAGGACAAAGCCATGTCAGTACGCCCCGCCGATCTGGTTCATGGTGGTCTCGCTGAACAGGAAGTGCTGAACCGGCGCGAAGTCGCACACGCACGAGATGCCGCCGGGGATCTTCGTGGCCCGAACACTGGCCTTCATCTGGTCGATGAGGCTCGGGTCGAGCAGTGCGCTCGGGTAGATTCCAAGAGGCGCAGGCCCGGAGAAGTCGGCGATGACCTCTTTGATGACGTTCTCGACGGTGCTTGGGTACATGAAGCCCGGAAGCGGCTTCTGCCCCGCGGCCGGGTTCTCTGCGACGTTCGGCTGCTTGCGCTCCGTGAGGATCTGCTTCACGCGACCCCAGAACGAGAACGCAACGCTCGTGATGTGCCCCTCACTCGCGCGGTAGTCCTTGTCCCCGCTGGAGTTGAGGTTGCGGCTCGTGATGTCGCGGACGACGTAGGTGGACCCGTTGGCGCGCGTCCCGATCGGAATCACGCCGTCCTTCAGGTCGCTCTCGATCTCGACCGCCGTGAGCCAGTTGCTCTTGAGGTAGGCAGCGGGCACCTTCCAAGGCGTCGAGTCGCTGTTCGTGAAGCCGGCGAGGTTCGCCGCGGGATAGGCCGCCCACTGCGACCGCATGACGCCGCAGTAGTGCGCGGCGAGCATGCCGGGCGTCCAGTCGCTCACCTTCTGGTGAACGAACTTCGCAAAGACGCTGTTCGCGTCGGAGTCGGTGCCGACCGTTGTCGCGTTGGCTTGCGAGCCGACGAGACCGAAGATCGCCATCTGGCTCTTGCCGTTGACGGGCAGGCTTTGCGCGACGAGGTTCGCGATGTGCTCGCCTACGCCGTTGTCGGTCGACGTGGGGCCGCTCGTGGAGTACTTCGGCGAGACCTGATAGGTGTACTCGCCCTTGGCCATCTCGGCGAAGGCCGTCGTGAAGTCGTCCTCCGTCGTGCCGCTTGAGACCGCCGAGACGGACGCCGTCGTGGTGACGCTCTTGGCGTACGTCGCGCGCAGACCGGCGAGCACGTGGTCGCCGCGCGGACCGAGGTTCGCGACCGTGACGGTTACGATGTGGTCGTTCGCCGGCGCGCCCTGCGCAGCCGTGACAGGCCATCCGCCGGAAGCGGCCGCGTTGATTGCCGCCGCGCAGGCCGCGGCTTGCGTGATGGCCGTGTCGCCGCTCGTCACCGAGAAACTCGTCGACTGACCGATCAGTTCGATCGTGCAAGTCGTCGTGTCCGACGCCGCGCCGCTCGCAAACGTGATCGTCTTCGTCGCTGCCGTGCCTGCGCTCTCCGTGGGAGCAATGCCGTAGACCGTCGCCGTCGCCGCGCTCGGGTCCGCGGCGAGCATGGCTTGATACATGAGCATCCACTCGCTGCGCCGGCCGAAGCGCGCGACCGCATCGTCAAGCGACGCAATCGGCGCTCCGATCTTGTCGACCGTCTCCGAGCCCGCCGAGGTCT